GTGTTCGTACGCGAACATGCGCCGAAAAGGCAGCAGGGAAGTAGGTGCCGAGCTCCGACCGAGCTCTCCTGTCCCACGCGAGGACCTCTCGAATCCTCGTGTGCGTGGACAAGACCCCCCCAAGACATCCGTCTTGAGGCTTGGGCCACCTCTGCTTCCCCGGCTTGATCTCATGTGCCCGAATCTTCTTGTACTTGCCACCTCCGTAGATAAACTCTTGGTTTGCACACATGGAAACGTATGCAGACGCATCGGAGTTGGCAATGAAAGCGTCACCTGGTTGATAATCGTCGACGCGGAGGGAATCCACGTGTTGGCGGTTACGATCAACCAGCGCTCTCAACTGCTGCCTATCCTCCTTGGAGGATGGGACTGCAGGTACTTGAAGACTTCGGATGTATCTCGTTGGGTCATGAGCACCACCGTGCTCAGCATTCTCGCAGAGGTAGAGCTCCTTCAAAGCAGCTCGGCACCAGGCGGGTACCCTGAGTCGCCCCTTGCATGGGTGACCCAGACCGCCAAGTGCTGCCGGGAGCTCTGCGGGCCTCCAGCGCTTCGATGCAACAAGACGCTGCTTGCGGTAGATTGTTCTAGCGCAGCGTGCAAGCCTGTTGAACGAAGTCGAGTCCACAGAATGCTGAGACATGACCCCATTACCGTCCCTGACGAACTCCTTCAAGGATGCCGGTCTAAAGGATTGGATCGAGTGGCCATCTCTTGCGAGAAGACCATACGCTTCGCAGAACACGAAGCCGATCTTAGACCTGTAAGACTTTCCTTGATGGAGCTCGCTTCCTACAGCGTGTGCTCTTGCGCCATAGGAAGGCACGTTTCCGGGATGAGTCACGGCGGCAAGATCATCACCGCAGATAATCCTGTCTGGTCCAAGACCGTGACTCATCCAGTGGTTGAGGAGCGAAAGGATCGTGAACGAGCACGGAGTGCCCATAAGCGAACCTCGTACCTTCGGTACCTGCACCTTCCCCTCAACCACCTCGTAACGTGCTCGGCACCTAACTGCTTCCTCCTCGGTCATGTCACACAGACGGTACTCGACGTAATGCGGTTGCTGGCCTACGCCCAGGGACTCCCTGAGCTCATGGTACAAGAAGGTGGGCAGTCCTGCCTTCTTCATACCATTACAAACAGCTACAATCGCATCATGTCCAAAGCCATCTGTGGCACAAGTAAGATCTGCACTAAGGAAGACCTTGCTTGCGTGACCGCGGGCCGCAAGGCGGCCAAGGATTTCCTCTTCCGTATGCGGGGCATACGGTTGAAC